AGGTCCAGTGGATCCTTGAACGCCTTGATATCCTTGAGGTCCCTGTGCACCAGTAGCACCCATAAAACCAATAGTTACAGATTTTGTGGTGGTACAAGCCGCTACGGTGACACCGTTTGCTCCAGAAATACTTAACGTATCGTTTGGTGTGGTTGCTATTACTAGAGTGCCGTTTGCATTGGCAGTTGAAAAAGATGGCCCATTATTTGCGCCATAAAAATAAGAAATGTTGCCTTGACTATTTACATAATACAACTTATCGTCGGCAAAGTTAATCGCCAACTCACCATTGGCTAGTGAATTCGGTTTAACTCCTGTCGTTCCGGATTTGCGTACTTGAATTGTTGTATTTGCAATAGCCATTGTTTAAAATGTTCCGCCGTCTTTTATTAATGATTCAATTGATGTAATTTCCTCTAAAGGTTTATTATTTAACACACCAATTTTTTTGCGTTTTGCCACAGGAGGTGATTGCAATTCTTCAAGTTTCTTTGTTAACGATTCAATCTCAAGGTCTTTTTTGGCAACCAATTTTTGACTCTCAATCAGTTGATTTCTGAATGTTTCCAAATGATCTAATTTTTGTTTTGTAGTTTCGATTGCATTTTTTTCATTCAAAATGCTATTATATTTTTCACTTATTTCTTGTATTTGTGATCTTAAACTTTCGTTTTCCGCATTCAATTCACCAATCAGTTCATCCACAAAATTTGCATTTGCCTGTAGATTGACATTACGAAGAATACTTTCAGTTAATGTAGAATTTACAACCTCAACATAATGTTTCATAAAACGTTCATTATTCATTTCAAACTCCTATTAATCAATTATATAGTCTACGTTAGAAAGTGCCTCCGTCAAGAGCAGAAGTCCAAACTGGAACACCAGAGTTTGTTACAGTTAGAATTTGGTTAGACCATGTTTGATCTGATGAACCTGCGGCGGCCGTAACCTGCATTGCACCTGAACCGTTACCGTATGTGATACCGTTTGTTGTGAATGACGATACGCCTGTACCACCTTGGCCAACTGTCAGTCCAGAAATCGCAGAGTATGTCAGCGCAGTTGTTCTACCGTATGCATCTACAGTTACGGATGTTACTGTGCTGTTTGATGCACCAGTGCCTGTTGCAGTGAATGAACTATTAGCAAGAGAACTTAGTGCACCTGTGCCGTTACCAATTAGTAGACCACCAGCAGAGAAGAATGCACCACCAGTACCACCGTAAGGTACAGTCAACGCTTGGCTAGTAGAAATAAAACCGTTAGCGTCAATCTTCAACGCATCGGTTGTTCCATTACTGACAACAAAATGCAATGCATTTGCAGAGGTTGTACCAAGTACAAGGTCTGTTCCGTCAGCATACAAGTAAACGTTGTTTGCTCCGTTGAATGCACCAACACCAGAGAAGTTTGGTCCATTCATACCGAAGTCACCATACCAATGGTTGTCGGTTGAAATGCCGTTAGAAACAATAAAGTCTACAGATGCTTGTGTTCCTGTGTTGGAGTTTTGTAGAACAACTTGTGAGAAACTGTTTGCATCAGTTTGTAACTTACTAAACGCCTGTGAAGCAGAATAGGTTAATGTACCAATGTTATACTGTGTAGCGTTTGCAACACCAAGGTTAGGTGTAATGAACGTTGGTGTGTTGTTAAATACAACAGAACCTGAACCAGTTTCGTCAGTCAACAGCGATGCAAAGTTTGCACTTGATGGTGTGGCCAAGAATGTATTGGCACCAGTTGCCATACCAGTCACGTTAGCCAATGTATAACCAGTAGCAAGTGACAAATCTGCAATCAGAGAACCCTTAGACAGTCCGGAATAGTTAACGGTGTTTGCTGTTGGGTCTGTAGCCAAGTTCTTGAACAGATAGAAGTTACCTGCTGAAGTGCCACCAGAACCTTCACGAATCAAACCATGATATGCAATGGAAGCACCTGTGTTAGATTGGCCATAGAAACCAATATCAACTATGTCATTGACGATGTTGTTTGCTGCCAGCTTAATCAAGGAGTCGTTTGTTTGAACAACTGCGGTATTTACAAACGTTGTTGCACCTGAAACGATCAAGTTACCAGCAACTGTCAGGTCTGTGGAAATAGTTTGCTGACCTGCACTTGATGTATTTGAACGTAAAACTGTAGAATCTGTACCAAAAGTTATTGTGTTTGCTGAAACTGTAGTAGTAACACCACCACCTTTTTGGAAATAAAATGTGGATCCAGCATTGATTGTGTTACTATTTGTGGTATCCGAAATGCTGAATGATGTTGAAATCGCTGAAGTGCTAATAGAAGTAACACGACCGTTAGCAGAAATACCAATCACAGGAATTGCTGTTGTAGAACCGTATGTACCAGCAGATAAACCTGCAACAGAATTTAAAGATGCATTTAATGCTACAGGGTGCTGGCCATCAAACACAACTGCTGATGCCGCAATATCACCACCTGAAATAGAGAAGTTTTGTGGATTTAATAGGTAACTTGCGGTGTTTGCATTACCTATAATTGTACCTACAATATTTGCAAAAATGTAATTGAATGATGAGTTTCCTGTCGCATCTCTCTTAACAAGAGTACCACCGGTTGCATTGTTTGTTGCGGCATCAACTGTGCTGGTGTAATATTGACCACCAATGTTGATTGTTCCGTTACCTGCAACTGTACCAAAATATAATGTGTTGGAAACGTATGAGTATGCGATTTCACCTGCTTTTAAGGTGCCTGGATTAGTCGTTACGCTCGAACGCTTAATCAGAATACTGGTATTCGAAATGGCCATTTAGATGTCCTCTTATTATTATACTTCTATTTATTAAAATGTGCCTGCATCAATCACTGCCACATTACCATAAATTTGACCATCCACTGTTAAATTTCCTGTTATTTCACCACCAGTTATTTGTATTGAAGTGTTTGCGTGAGCATATGCTGAATTTGCCTGCATATACGCTGAATTTGCCTGAGTAAAAGCTGCTTGGGCTGCCGCATCCGAATTAGATGCACCTTGGAAAACAGTGGCCGCCGCAACTCTTTGTTGAGTTACGGTCGGTATTAACGCACTTATTTTTGGTCCACTTGAAACTTTTACGTTTATTGCCATTTTTCACCTTATCTGGTTGTATTTGGTGAAACGTAAATTTGTCCTTCAAGCACCCGAGTTTTTTTGTTGTGTATGTTATCTGAAACAACCACATCATATACTAGCTTGCCAACACTGTTTGGAACAACGTTGGATGTAACCGCCGAGTTGGCTGATAGTGTCACTACACCATTGGCTGAATCGGTGATTGTGGATGTAAATAATATTGCCACGTTTGAAGTGATATAGGAAATCCTAGCCTGTGAGGAAACTGAAAAGTTTGCAAGGTTATACGAATTTCCATAATCATCAGTCAAAGTTAACTGTTCGGTGAAATCCGTACCCTTATCCATGTAGATGTCTTGATAAGCAGCCATTATTGACCTTTCTTAAGTTCATCAATCTCCAACTTCAACTCTTTAACTGCTTCAATCAAGATAGCTGAAATTTGTTCATAACGAACTGCCTTGCTAACTTCTCCAGTTTCTAAATCTTTAAACTCGTAGACAAGTTCTGGTGCAACTTTTTCAAGTTCTTGAGCAATAACACCAATCATTTTAACATCTGGTTTTTTCTTGTAGTTAAATGTATAACCATTCAACTGTTCAATCATATCGAGTGCATTTGGAATTCTTTTAATATTTTCTTTTAAGTTAATATCAGAAGGTGATCCAAATGCAGTAACATCACCAAGGAACGTAGCACCTCCTGTATTGAAAGATGCAAAGGCTTGTGTTCCATAATTCAAAACAAAATTATTGTATGAAGAAGATATTATTGTTCCGGCAGCAACTGATGCTGGCTGGATTGTTGTGGTTCCGGCCGCAGGGCCATACAAGAACAACACTCCAGTGTTTGGTGCCTGATTTGAATACCCTTGTGTGCCCAAATACAAAGCACCGTTTGCAACTAAAGGACCATTTGTAGTTAATGTACCAGATGCTTGAGCACCTTGTACACCAACACCTAAAGCTGTCACATAAGAGTATGCTCCTGATGTAAAGCCCTGTGGACCTTGTGGTCCAGTAGCACCTTGTGAACCAACGGCACCTTGAACACCTTGTGGTCCAGTTGCACCTTGAGTACCTTGAAGACCTTGTGGTCCTGTAGCACCTTGGAAGCCTGTTGCACCTTGAACTCCTGCCGCTCCTTGTACGCCTTGTGGCCCAGTTGCACCTTGAGTACCTTGAAGACCTTGTGGTCCAGTTGCACCTTGAGTACCTTGAAGACCTTGTGGTCCTGTAGCACCTTGGAATCCGGTTGCTCCTTGTGCACCAGTAGCACCTTGTGAACCAACGGCACCTTGAACACCTTGAGATCCTTGGAAACCTGTTGCGCCTTGAACGCCTGCCGCTCCTTGAACACCTTGAGCGCCTTGTGGACCTTGTGCACCACCAGGACCAGCGTATGCTTGAACACCAATGACACGACCAAAGGAGTCAATATTAATTTGTGGAATCGATAATGGACCACCAACCCAAC